AGAAAGATTCCTATAAAGTATTATGAAAAAACTCCTATATGGAAAAAGGTCTTAGGTTGGCTTATATTAATTGCTATTCTATATGGTGCATATAGACTAGTAAGATTTTTAATAATTAAAAAAAAACTATGAAAGAATTTTTTAAACAACTATTAAGTGATGAATTTGGTAACTATTCTTCTAAGAGATTGGGAGGATTGCTTTGTGTATTAGCTCTTGTAATAGCATTAGTAGCTAACACATTTACACACAATGACATTAGACCAGCTGAGTATCTAGTAGATGCAGTGGCATTATTTGCTTTTGGATCTCTAGGACTAACATCAATAGATAAATTTACACGAGCTAGAAACAGAAAAAAATAATGGGGTAACTCCAATCATATTAATTTTGTACTTTGCAGTAGCATTTATGTTACCTGCTTTAATTAGAACTATATGGAAAAAATAATTACATGTCCCAATTGTCATACTCAGTTTGATCTATCAGTTAATCCTGTGCCTGAAGAAGGTTCTAACTATCTATGGATATTAGATAATGGTCATGGAGGTATGATTGATGGTGTATATCAAACACCTGGTAAAAGATCTCCAGTGTGGCCAGATGGCACTCAGCTTTTTGAAGGAGAGTTTAATAGAGCTATAGTAAAGAGATTAATGGATATGTGTGAGGTTAATGGTATAGATGCTATTAATCTTGTAGATACTCCTAATGATATTAGTTTAAATGAAAGAACTTCTACAGCAAATAGATTAGCTAAATCTTCTGATAAGCCTTGCATATATGTAAGTATACATGCTAATGGTTTTAGTGATGAATCTGCTAATGGTTGGAGTGTGTATACTTCACCAGGAGAAACTAAATCAGATGGTATAGCTACTATATTATTTGGAAAAGCTGCTCATGAGTTTAAAGGTGAGTATATGAGAAAAGATACATACTCAGATGGTGACGTAGACAAAGAAGCTAACTTTTCAGTACTTGTTAATACTACTATGCCTGCTATACTTTCTGAGAACTTCTTTATGACTAACTACGATAATTGTCACAAATATCTACTATCTGAAGAAGGTAGAGATAGAATCGCAAAAATTCACTTTGAAATGATTCAGCAAGTAGAGGCTGAAAACAAAGTGTAAAGATCCTTCTGTTTTTCATAAGGTTAATTTTAATGATTATAACCTGGGTGTAATAACCCAGGTTTTTTTATTTAAACTTCTGTAGTTTAAACTTTATTTATATATTTGTTTAAACCAAAATAAAAATCAATGGAAAATCCTGAAAATTTATCCCCAGAAGAACTAGCAACTAAGAAAAAAGAGATGCTAGAATTTTACAAAGAGTCTATGCCTTATTTAGAAGCTCAGTTAGCTTATGAAAAGATGTTATCTGAAATTGATGAGACAAGATTAAAAAGAACGCAGATTCAAATGGCATATGCTCAAATGATGGCTCCGCCTGAAGAAGAAATGCAAAGAGAAGAATCTATTACACCACCTGCTCCTCAACCAGCTGCTAAAAAAAGAAAGCTTAAAAAAGAAGAAGCATAATGGCAATTGTAAAGCAAGTTCAGAAGAAAGTAGTAATGTCTAAAAAAGACATTATTAAATTTCAGTTACTTACTCACTGTTACATAAATAAAATAACAGTGAGTAATTCTGATCTTGAATGTTTAGCATTATTAGGTGTTGCAGGTCCAATGGAACTAACTCATTTTTGTTATGATGCAGCTGAGGAGCATAAGATTTTTAAATCACAACAAACAGTAAGAAACTGTATAAACAAGTGTATTAAAAACAATCTTATTAAAAAAGATGCTGATAATAAAAAAATAGTCTCCATAGGAGATAATGTAAAAATAGAAACAGAAGGTACTATATTTTTAGATTATAAATTTCTTGGTAAATGAAGCCCAAGAAAGCAAGGTTATTATATGAAGAAGTTTCAGAAACTAATGATGTACCAAAACAACTAGTAGAAAATCTGTTAGATTTTTATTATAAAAATGTAAGAACGTTGTTAAGTGAGTTATATCATCCAAGAATAAATATAACAGGTTTAGGTTTGTTTGTAGCAAGAGAAAAAACTATTGCAAAAGCAATACCTAAATTTCAAAAATATTTAGAAAACCATGATACCTCAACATACTCTGCATACTATAATAAAAAAATACTTGAAGAAAAGATAGAATTTTTACATTCTATTAAAGAGCAGATTGAAGCAGAAAGAGAAAGAAAAGAAAAATTTATAAAAGAAAAAAATGAACTTAAAAAAGATTTGGGAGAACCGAAAACAGATATATGAAGGTATTAAAAACTCAGTAATAAGAGATGACTTTGTAGAAGATATATCTGCTAAAAGAATGGCTATTTGCGATGAGTGTCCAAGCAAAGGAGATAAATGTGAAGTTCCTGGCACAGCTCCTTGTTGCAATGAGTGTGGTTGTTCACTAGCTTTTAAAACAAGAGCTTTATCTGATGAATGTCCTTTAGGAGAATGGAAAGCTTTGATGTCTCAAGATGAAGAAGATAAATTGGGAGAGCTATGAGTATAATATTTACAGAAGAAGATCATAGCTATAAATCATCTAACCCCTCTGATTTTATAAATTGGGTAAGTGTAACAACATTAACATCTCATTTTAAAGAACCTTTTGATGCCAAAAAGGTAGCACAAAAAGTATCCAAAAGAAAAAATTCTAAGTGGTATGGAATGAAACCTAAACAGATTCAAGATATCTGGAAGAAAGAATCTGAAAGAGCTATGACTCTAGGTACATTTTATCACAACCAAAGAGAGGCTGATCTATGTGCACTTGCGTCTATAGAACGAGATGGAGTTACTGTACCAGTATTTAGTCCTATAATAAAAGGTAAAGGTGTAAAGTTATCACCTAATCAAAAACTAGAACCTGGAGTATACCCCGAACATATGGTATATTTAAAGTCAGCAGGTATATGTGGACAGTCAGATCTTGTAGAAGTAGTAAATGGAAAAGTGTCTATTATTGACTACAAGACAAACAAAGAAATTAAAATGCAATCTTATAAAGATTGGGAAGGTATATCACAGAAAATGAAGTTTCCTTTATCTCATTTAGATGATTGCAACTTTAATCATTATGCCTTGCAGCTCAGTATTTATATGTATATTATAATAAAGCACAACCCCAAACTAAGACCTGGTAGCATATTTATATACCATATACAGTTTGAGGAAGAGGGTAAAGATGATTATGGTTACCCTATAACTAAATATACAGATAAAGGAGATCCTATTGTAAAAGAAGTAGTACAGATTCCCGTTCCTTATTTGAAAGATGAAGTTATCTCAATAATCCATTATTTATCAGACAACAGACATAAACTAAAAAAATGATTGCAAAACTATTTGATATACAAAACGGCAAGGTTGTACCAACAGAACACTGCTATACACTTAAGTCATTAAAAGATATAATGGATAACTATCCTGATGATTATCTTAAGATCTATCAGTATTTATTTTATATGACCTGTCCTAATCCAGATATGAATCCTTTCTTTCATACTCCTGAGCATGAAAAAGAAGAAGTTATAATAAAAGAAGTAGAAGGTGAATTTTCTACAGAAGATGATGATATATGGGCAGCACTTAAATTTTGCGAGAAAATGTATGAAACACCAACATCTAGAGCATACAAAGGTATTGCAGCCATGTTAGATAGATTAGGTAGATATATGCAGACTACGCCAATTGAGCATGGTAGAGATGGTAATATTAACTCTTTAGTAAATGCAGCTGCCAAGTATCAACAGATAAGAGAATCATTTAAAGGAGCATATAAAGATCTTCAAGAAGAACAGCAGAGTAATGTAAGAGGTGGTATTGGACTAGGATATGATCAATAAAAGTGAGATATATCAGGATATACCTACATGGGACAATGGAACATGGACCAGCACAAGCTTTGAATCTAGGGAAGAGTTTGCAGCTTATGTAAGAGATCTATTCAAAGAACCTGGTCAATATAACTTTGATGAAACTAGCAAGCATTTTAATGCAGAAGCTACTAAGTTTAATACTCAAGGATTCTATTGTGACTCACCATTCAAATCAAGAGACTTTATAAATTATTGGGAAGGAGAAAAGCAAAAATGTAGAAGAGGTGTAATATATAAGTCAGGAGATAACGCTTGGTATATTGCACGAGACTACTACATGTGGTTAAACTTCTTACCAATCTTTAATAAAGAAATACAACAGTTTGGATTTGCTGATATTAGGGATGCTCAGTATCATATGGCATTATATGAAATGTTAGCAGAACTAAACTATAAGCATGCAGCTATACTTAAGAAAAGGCAGATAGCTTCTTCTTATTATCATATGGCAAAGCTTATTAATCAGCAATGGTTTGAGCCAGGGGTAACTCTTAAGATAGGAGCAAGTCTTAAGGATTATATAAATGAGAAAGGTTCTTGGAAGTTTCTAGATGAATATGCTGCGTTTTTAAATGAACACACTGCTTGGTATAGACCAATGAATCCAAGTAAGGTTATGATGTGGCAGCAGAAGATAGAAGTAAGAAAAGGTAATAGGAAAACTGAGGTAGGTCTTAAAGGTACAATACAAGGTATGTCATTTGAGAAAGATCCAACAAATGGTGTAGGGGGTCCAGTAAAATACTTCTTTCATGAGGAGGCAGGTATTGCACCTAAGATGGATAAGACGTATGAGTACATGAGACCAGCAATGAGATCAGGACTTACTACTACAGGATTGTTTATAGCAGCAGGATCAGTGGGTGACCTGTCACAGTGCAATCCACTTAAGGATATGATACTTAATCCAACTTCTAAAGATATTTATGCTGTAGAAACTGATTTAATTGATCACAAAGGTACTACAGGTTTGTCAGGTTTATTTATACCAGAACAGTGGTCTATGCCTCCACATATAGACCAGTATGGTAATTCTTTAGTAGAACAAGCTACTGTAGCATTACAAGCTCAGTTTGATGAGTGGAAAAGAGACTTGGCGCCAGAAGACTATCAGCTTAGGATATCTCAGCATCCGAGAAATATTAAAGAAGCTTTTGATAATAGATCTGTATCGGTATTTCCTACGCATCTTCTAGCAGCTCAGAATAGAAGAATAGAAGAAAAAGAATATGGATATGAGTTTTTAGATATATATGCAGATGCTGAAGGTAAACCCGCTGTAAAAAAAAGTAACAAACAACCAATCAAAGACTTCCCTATAAATAAAAAGACAGAAGATAAAACAGGTTGTCTTGTAGTATGGGAAAGACCCGTTGCAGATCCTGGATTTGGGACATACTATGCTTCTATTGACCCTGTATCAGAAGGTAAAACTACAACATCAGAATCATTATGTTCTATCTATGTAATGAAAAACTCTGTAGAAGTAACCAAAGTTACTGGAGTAGAAACAGAGACGTATATAGAACAAAGTAAAATAGTAGCAGCATGGTGTGGTAGATTTGATGATATAAATAAAACACATCAGAGACTAGAACTAATCATAGAGTATTATAATGCTTGGACAGTAATTGAGAACAACATATCTTTATTTATCCAATACATGATATCTAGAAAGAAACAAAAATATCTAGTACCAAAGAGTCAGATAATGTTTCTTAAAGATCTTGGATCAAATAGAAATGTGTTCCAGGAATATGGTTGGAAGAATACAGGAACATTGTTTAAAGCTCATCTGTTATCTTATGCAATTGAGTTTGTAAGTGAAGAGCTTGATCAGGAAACAAAGGATGATGGAACTGTAGTAAGAACAACTTATGGAATAGAAAGAATACCTGATCCAATGCTTATAAAAGAAATGCAAGAATATGCTGATGGAGTCAACGTGGATAGATTAGTATCATTTGCAGCTCTTGTATCATTTATGAAAATACAAGAATCTAACAGAGGTTATACTAAAAGAGTAGAAAGGGATGACACTGCTAAAAAGTTGCAAAAGTCAGAAAATTTGTTTAAATTAAATAGTACTCCGTTTAGGCATATGGGTAGAAAAAACAAAACATCAAGAGGCAGAGGTTATAAAAAATCTGCATTTAAAAATATTAAATAAATACTATGCAGGTATATAATGCACTTCAGTTAAAAAAAGGAGCCAAGGTTGAGCAAAACCGAATTGGCACTATTACCCAACCTTTACAATTTCTACCTAAAAAGAAAAAAGATGATGAATGGGCTGCTTGGAATATTGATTGGTTAGAATGGAATGGAATAAAGCAGCTTCAAATAAGCGCAAGAAGATTAAGTAAAAATTACAAGCTTGCGAAAGGTCACATTGATAGATCAGATTATATTGTAGAAGAAGATAATGAATCTAGAGATATAGTCAATATGCTTACTGCAAATGATAATGAAGGTTCAGCATTAGAGTTAAAGTTCTATCCTATTATTCCAAATGTAATTAATGTACTTGTAGCAGAGTTTGCTAAAAGATCTACTAAATTAACTTACAGAGCTGTTGATGAGTTTTCACATAATGAAATGCTTGAGCAAAAAAGAGCAATGGTAGAGGAAACTTTAATGAATCAAGCTCAGGTTAAAGTAAGAGCTGCTATGCTTGAACAAGGTTTAGATCCAAATGCAGAAGAAGCTCAACAGCAATTAGCTCCAGATAATCTTAAATCTCTTCCAGAAATAGAAATGTTCTTTAAGAAGAGTTATAGATCTATGATAGAAGAGTGGGCTACTCATCAACATAAAGTAGATGGACAAAGATTCCATTTAGAAGAATTAGAAGAAAGAGCTTTTAGAGATATGCTTATTACAGACAGAGAGTTTTGGCATATGAGAATGATGGAAGATGACTATGATGTAGAGCTTTGGAATCCTCTTCTTACATTCTATCATAAATCTCCTGATTCAAGATACATATCAGATTCTAATTGGGTTGGTAAAACAGATATGATTACTGTATCAGATGCAATTGATAAGTATGGGTATCTTATGGATAAAGATCAACTTGAAGCATTAGAAGCTATATATCCTATTAGAGCTGCAGGATATTCCATAGGAGGGTATCAAAATGATGGTTCATTCTATGATGCTACTCAGTCTCATGAATGGAATACTCAAATGCCATCATTAGCAATGAGACAATATACTAGTTTTATGGGAGATGGTATAGTAGATGGTACAGATACTATTCAACAAATCATATCTCAAAGTGAAGATTATAGAACAGAAGGAACAGCTTACTTAGTAAGAGTAACTACGTGTTATTGGAAATCTCAAAGAAAACTTGGTCACCTTACTAAGGTAACAGATCAAGGTGAGGTTGTTACTGAGATTGTTACCGAAGACTACAAAATTACAGATAAGCCTATTTATGATACTAGGTTATTTAAAAGCAAAACTAAAGAGAATATAATCTTTGGTGAGCATGTAGATTGGATTTGGATTAACGAAGTTTGGGGTGGTATTAAAATTGGACCAAATGTTCCTAGTTATTGGGGTATGAATAATCCTTCAGGAATGAGCCCTATTTATCTTGGTATTGATAAATCAAGACCAGGACCATTACGTTTTCAGTTTAAAGGTGATAATTCATTATATGGTTGTAAACTCCCTGTAGAAGGAGCGGTCTTCTCAGATAGGAATACAAAGTCAACTGCTCTTGTTGATTTAATGAAACCATTCCAGATTGGATATAATATTGTAAATAATCAAATAGCTGACATATTAGTAGATGAACTTGGTACTATTATCATGCTTGATCAAAATACTCTTCCTAAACATTCACTTGGTGAAGATTGGGGAAAAGGAAATTTAGCTAAAGCTTATGTGGCCATGAAGGATTTCCAGATGTTACCTCTTGATACATCTATTACAAATACAGAGAATGCATTAAACTTCCAACACTTTCAGAAACTTGATTTAGATCAGACTAATAGACTTATGTCTAGAATTCAATTATCTAATTACTTTAAGCAACAAGCTTATGAAGTTATTGGTGTTAACCCACAAAGAATGGGTCAACAAATATCTCAGCAAACTGCTACTGGTGTAGAGCAAGCTGTTAATGCATCATATGCTCAAACAGAAACTTACTTTATACAACACTGTGATTATCTTATGCCAAGGGTTCATCAGATGAGAAGTGACTTAGCTCAGTATTATCATAGTACTAAACCATCAACTAGACTAACCTACATTACATCTGCTGATGAAAAAGTAAACTTTGAGATTGAGGGTACAGATATGCTAATGAGAGATCTTAACATATTTGCATCTACAACTGCAAATCATAGAGCTGTTTTAGAACAGCTTAAACAAATGGCTTTGCAGAATAATACTACTGGCGCTAGTATATATGATCTTGGTAAAGTTGTTCAATCAGATTCTATTGCAGAGCTTAATGCTGCTATGAAAGGTGCTGAAGAGAAACAACAAAAACAACAGCAAGAACAAATGCAACAACAACAGCAAATGCAAGAACAACAACTTCAAGCACAACAAGAGCAAGAGAAAATGAAGTTGGATGCTGAAGCTACAGAAAAAGAAAAAGACAGAAGAAAAGATATTCTTATAGCTGAAATAAAAGCAGCAGGATATGGTTCTATGGTTGATTTAAATCAAAACATGCAATCTGACTACAAAGATGAGATGGATAACATTAGAAAAACAGAACAATATCAGCAGCAAACTCAATTGCAGAGACAAAAACAAAGCAATGACATGATGAAGCATGATCAAAAAATGAGTATTGAAGAACAAAAAATACAAGCTCAAAGAGATATTGCTGATAAACAACTGCAAATAGCTAAAGAAAACAAGAACAAATATGATGTAAAACCTTCAGAAAGGGATAAGAAAAAATAGTTTAGCTATATAATGAAAAATTTTACATAAAAAAT